CTATAGATTACGTTGATCCAGCCAATATGGTTTGGTCATATACTGACTCGCCGTACTTTGATGATATATACTACGTAGGCGAGGTTAAAAGTATACCAGTCAACGAATTAGTCAAGCAGTTTCCGCAGCTTACAACATCTGAGCTTGAAGATATAGTTAGCAAGCCTAACACTAGGTCTAGATACGGTTGGACTAGACAAAGCACTTCTGAGAAAACCGATGATAATAAAGTTCAAGTTCTTTATTTCAACTACAAGACGTATATGGATAACGTCTATAAGTTGAAGCAAACTGGAACCGGTGGAGAGAGGGCTATACCTAAAGATAGCAGCTTTAACCCTCCGGCTGATAAGCAAGGCGATTTTTCAAGAATAAGTAAGTCTATAGAATGCGTATACGAAGGTGCTATTATATTAGGTACTAACACTATTCTAAAGTGGGAGATGGCTAAAAATATGATAAGACCTAAAAGCGACTTTACTAAAGTTAAAATGAACTACAATCTTGTTGCTCCTAGAATGTACAATGGTAGAACAGAATCTATAGTTAGCCGTATAACAGGTTTCGCAGACATGATTCAGCTAACTCACTTAAAGTTGCAGCAAGTAATGTCTCGTATGATACCAGACGGAGTTTACTTAGACGCTGATGGTTTAGCTGAAGTTGACTTAGGAAACGGGACAAATTATAATCCGCAGGAAGCTTTAAATATGTTCTTCCAAACAGGTTCTGTGATTGGTAGGTCTATGAACGCTTTAGGCGAAGGTAATCCCGGATCAATACCGATAAGAGAGGTTCAGTCAGGTTCAGGTGGTCAAAAAATGCAAAGTCTAATACAGACTTACAACTATTACATGCAGATGATTCGCGACGTAACTGGTTTAAATGAAGCGAGAGACGGTAGCACACCTAACAAAGACGCCCTAGTTGGCGTTCAAAAGCTAGCAGCGGCCAACAGTAACACCGCGACTAGACATATACTTCAATCTGGACTTTACCTTACGTCTAGAGTAGCAGAAGCTTTGTCTCTTAGAATATCTGACGTAATAGAGTACTCTCCAACTAAAGACGCATTTATACAAGCTATAGGCGCGCACAACGTGGCAACTTTAGAAGAAATGTCTAATCTACACTTGTATGACTTTGGCATATTCTTAGAGTTAGCGCCTGACGAAGAGGAAAAACAAATGCTTGAAAACAACATTCAAGTGGCTTTATCTAAAGGGTTGATAGAACTTGAGGACGCTATTGATCTTAGAGAGATAAGAAATTTAAAATTAGCTAATCAACTTCTAAAAATAAGAAGAAAGCAGAAGATGGAGAAGGATCAAGAGATGCAACAGCAAAATATACAAGCACAAGCTCAAGCTAACGCTCAGGCGCAGCAGGTGGCTTCTCAAGCTGAAATCCAAAAACAGCAAGCTGTTACTCAAATGAACACTCAATTAGAGCAAGTTAAATCTAACATGAAGATACAAGAGCTTCAGCAAGAAGCTTTAGTTAAAAAAGACTTAATGCAGTTTGAGTTTGATTTAAACATGAAGCTTAAAGGCGTTGAGTCTGAAGCTGCGAAAGAAACCGAAGCTAGAAAAGAAGATAGAAAAGACGAAAGAACAAGGATACAAGCATCGCAGCAAAGCGAGCTTATAGACCAAAGAGCTAAAGGCAAATCTCCTAAAAGGTTCGAATCATCAGGTAATGATGTTATAGGTCAAGGAATAGGGTTAGACAATTTTAACCCTAGATAATTTTATTAATTATATTATATTATGGAAGAAAACGAAAACACATTAGAAGAGGTTAAGAGTGAAGAAACAGTAACTCAAGAGCCTAAAACAGAAGAGCAAAAAGCTCCACAAGACTTTAGTAAGTTTGAATCTAAAGATGATGAGTCTGTCTACAAAGTAGACATGTCTGTTTCAAATAAAGAGGATGTAACAGCTGAAGAGCCGCCTATAGAGGTAGTTGAAGAGGTATCCAAGGAAGTAGAGCAGCCAGAAGCTGTAGTAGAGGAAGTTAAGGAAGAAATTAAAGAAACGAGTAAAACAAGTAATGATCTACCTGAAGGACTTGATAATCTAGTTTCTTTTATGAAAGAGACTGGAGGTACTGTTGAAGACTACGTATCTTTAAATACCGACTACTCTGAAATGGACAACATGACAGCTCTTCAAGAGTATTACAAAAACACAAAGCCACACTTGAGCTTAGATGAAATAAACTTCTTAATGGAAGATTCTTTTTCTTTTGACGAAGAGATTGACGAAGAGAAAGAAATTAAGAGGAAGAAATTAGCGTTAAAAGAGCAAGTTGCCAACGCTAAACAATACTTAGAGGATCAAAAATCTAAGTATTACACCGAGATTAAAACCAACAATAGTCTGACTGACGAACAGCAGAAAGCGGTAGATTTTTTCAATCGCTACCAAAAAGAATCTGAAGAGAACCAAAAGACTATTAGTGAGAGATCTCAAAGATTTCAAGACAGAACTGACAACTTGTTTAACGAAGAATTCAAAGGTTTTGAGTTTAACGTTGGCGAAAAGAATTTTAGGTTCAACGTCAAGAACAGAGATCAAGTGAAAGAAACGCAAAGTGACATAAACAACTTTGTTAAGAAGTTTCTTGACAAAGACGGTAACTTGACTAACGCAGACGCATATCACAAATCACTTTACACCGCTATGAACGCTGATGCTGTTGCAAAGCACTTTTACGAACAAGGTAAAGCAGATGCTATCAAGGATAGTGTTTCGAGTGCGAAGAATATAGACATGGCGCCAAGACAATCGTTGAACGATGGTGTTGAAGCTGGCGGGTTAAAGTACAGAGTTCTTGGAGATAATTCAGATTCGCTTAAATTTAAAATAAAAAAATAATTAACATTTAAAACATTTTATTATGGCGATTTCAAATCCCGGTGGTAATTTGAATTCAGTGGCTGCTCCACAAAAGCAGACGTTATCTTCGAATTATATCGATTTTACGAGCGACGCAACTAAAGGTTGGGCTCAACAATATTTACCAGATCTACTTGAAAAAGAAGCTGAAGTATTTGGTAATAGAACAATTAGTGGCTTCTTATCTCAAGTTGGTGCTGAAGAGTCAATGACTTCTGATCAAGTTATTTGGTCTGAGCAAGGTCGTTTGCACTTACACTACAAAGCGGTTATTAGCGGTGACACTATTGACATGACTAATGCTACTGATGTAGATGGTAATGGATCTGCAGAAGGTTTTGTAGCTGCTAATCACGGTATTAGAAAAAATGATTTAATTATCATTTCTAGTGCTACTGTAACTAAAAAAGCTATTGTTTCTGCTTCTGTAGCAGCTACAGTGACTCCACTTTGTTTTGATGGTTCTGACATTAGTGACACTTTCGGCACTGACGCTGTTAGCGTTTTAGTTTACGGTTCTGAGTTTGAGAAAGGAAAAGCTGGACAAACAACAGCTAACGAGCCTGTTTTCAAAACTTTCACTAACAAGCCAATCATATTAAAAGATTACTACGAGATCTCTGGATCTGATGTATCTCAAATCGGTTGGGTTGAAGTTTCTGGTGAAGAAGGACAAAACGGATACTACTGGTATGTTAAAGCTGAGTCTGATACTCGTGCTCGTTTTGCTGATCACTTAGAAATGGCTATGTTAGAGTCTGAAAAAGGTGGGTCAACAAACACTATTGACGATGGTTTCTTTAGTGGAACTGATGGAGATCCTGTAGGTACTGAAGGTTTATTTGCTGCTATCGAAGATCGTGGTAACATTGCTACTGGTATTACTGGTATCAACGCTGCTACAGACTTATTTGAGTTTGACTCAATTTTAGCAGAATTTGACCGTCAAGGTGCTATTGAAGAAAACATGATGTTTGTAAATAGAGACGTGTCTCTAGCTATGGACGATATGTTAGCTTCTATGAACTCTTACGGTGCTGGTGGTACTTCTTACGGAGTATTTAACAACTCTGAAGACATGGCGCTAAACTTAGGTTTCTCTGGATTCCGCAGAGGATCTTACGATTTCTATAAGTCTGATTTCAAATATTTGAACGACAAAGGAACTCGTGGAGGTCTAATCGATGAAGTAAACGCTATTCGTGGTGTTATTGTTCCTGCGGGTGTATCTTCAGTTTACGATCAGCAATTAGGTAGAAACTTAAAGCGTCCGTTCTTACACGTTCGTTACAGAGCTTCTCAAATGGAAGATCGTAAGATGAAAACATGGGTTACTGGATCAGTTGGTGGGCAATTCACTACTGACATTGACGCGATGAAAATGCACTACTTATCTGAAAGATGTTTAGTAGTTCAAGGTGCTAACAACTTTATGTTGTTGAAGTAATCATATTCACTAGAGGGGAGATTAATTTCTCCCCTTTATTTTTTTTTATTAATTTTTATTATATTATATCATGGCTAAAAAAGCAACTAAAAAGGTTGAAGTGGCTCAACCTGAAATTAAAGCTACAAATGAAATGCAAGAGGTTATTATAGAAAAACCTAAAGCAAAACCTGCAGCTCCTAAAAAACCTGAATGGGAGATAAAAGATAGAACCTACTTTTTGACCGGAAATAGAACTCCGCTTAGCTACAAGCTAAAAACAACTCAACTGTATTATTTTGACGAAGAAAAAGGCTACGAACGTGAGCTCAAGTATACATCAAATCAAAGAACACCTTTTGTTGATGAGTTTGTTGGTGATGGAAGGTTAGAGCATGTTGTATTTAGAAACGGAGCGTTGACTGTTCCAAAAAATAAAACAGTGTTACAAAAAATGCTTTCACTGTACCATCCGCAAAATGGTGTTATGTTCGAAGAGTTAATGCCTCAAAAAGAAGCGGCAAGTGAATTAGACTTTTTAGAGTTCCAAGTAGAAGCCTTGTCTATAGCTAAAGACTTAGATATTGACACTGCAGAAGCTGTTATGAGAGTAGAACTAGGGTCTAAGGTATCTAAGATGAGTTCTAAGGAACTTAGAAGAGATCTACTACTATTTGCTCGTAAAAATCCAGCGTTGTTCTTAGAGCTTACTACAGATGAAAATGTAACGCTAAGAAACTTTGGTATAAAAGCGAATGAATTTGGTATTATAAAGCTGTCTAGCGACCAAAGAACATTTACTTGGGATAACACTGGTAGAAAGCTTATGACCGTGCCTTACGGAGAGCATCCTTACTCTGCTTTAGCCGCTTGGTTTAAAACAGACGAAGGTTTAGAGGTCTACGCTAGCATTGAAAAGCGCTTAAACGTGTAATTACTTTATGGAAGAGTGGTTGTTCGTTGAGCGGCCACTCTAATCCATAAAAAATATTACATGGCGGTAAACATAGACACAGTATATCAAACAGTATTAGCGCTAGCAAACAAAGAGCAAAGAGGTTATATAACACCTCTAGAATTTAACCTAATGGCTAGCAAAGCTCAAAGAGAAATATTTGAGCAGTATTTTTACGATATAAATAGATTTAAC